CCGGTTTCCGCCGGTGCGAAGGCAAGGTGCAGAGTGGACGCGAACTCCAGCTCCTGCTCGCGGGCGGTCTCTACCAGGAGCTCCTGGCCGAAGACGACGTCCCCGAGCGGGATGGTTTCCAGCTCGTCGCGGCCGCGGAGAAGGGCGACGAGCTGGCCGTCCATTTCGGGCATGTCGAACGGATAGATGGACTGGAGGCCGCGGATCGCCTCGGAGCCGCTCTGGAGGCTGTTAATCATGTAACCGCGGACCGTGATAGGGCACAGCTCGTCGGTCCGGTAGTCGCCCGGCTCCAGGCCGGCGTCCTTGCAAATCTCGGAAACGATCCGGCAAAGAGAGACCCCCTCGACCGGCCCGACGTCATAGAGGACCCGGAGGTTCGTCGTCATCCCGATTGTGTTCAGGGGCTGAGAGACGCCAGACTTCCAGAGCCGCTCCGTATCGTATCGGTCCCGCTGTTGCCGGTAATAGAGGTTCTGCCCCCGGATATAAGCGAGGATGACGTCGCTCGTCCCGGCCTGGCGGGCCCGATGGTCGTCGAGGCACATTCGGGGAGAGACTGACCCGGCCGGGAGGGCGGTCGTCGTGAACCCAGGAATTGCCGTGTCGTACCAGTAAAAGGCCGCCCCGGCGTCTTCCTTGAGTTCCCAGCATATCGCCGGCCGGCCGTTCTGGTCGAAGGCGAACCCGAGGTTGGCGATCTCCGGGACGTTCAGGATCACGACGGGCGGACCGAAGTCCTCGGGGGTCAGGGTGAGGTCGCCATAGTCGAGAGCGAGCTCGTCGTCGACGTAGGTCAGGTGCCAGACCTGGAAGTCCAGGCCGCGGCTCGCGTCGCTGATCGCGATCGGGCCCAGCTCGAAGTCGTCGAGAAGGGTCCGGGGTCGATTGTCGGGATCGAGAAAAAAGGCGACGACGGCCGACTCTGAGGGGGCGTCCGCTGGGTGAGCCATATCCTCCGGATCCTCTAGGTGTTGTGGGTGAGCGTGGCGTCGCTCCCGGTGAGCGTAAAGGATCCCGGAAGCGCAAAAAGGCCCAGGAGTTCCGCCCAGGCTATCGTCCATTTGAGCTGTATTTGGTAGGCCGAGGTCTTCGGAACCTTCTCGTCGCCTCCGCCCTGGCGCCCGAATCGACATTGATAGGATCCGGCCGTCGAGCGGAATCGGATCGTCCGGAACCCGCCGGAGACGTTCCAGCCGGTCGGGCCGACGTTCAGGCCGAAAGTCTGTTCAAAGCTGTTGTTGTTATAAACTTCATCGAAGCCGCTCGAATTGTCCGCGGAGACCGACGACCCGCTCGGGTTCTGGGTTATGTCCCCGGGCTCCCCATCCCAGGCCGACCAGTCCGAGTTCGCGTTCGTGTATTCGCCGATAGGGCTCCCGATGAATTGCCCCCAGTGGTTCGAGTTGGTGACGAGGGCCGCCCGGGTGAGCGTGTCATAGGTGAAGCCGTCGAGGACGATCGTGCTCGCGTAGTCGACCAGGGGGGGGTAGTAGCGGAGCTCATAGGTGACGTCGAGGTACTCGCTCCCCAGGACCGTGATCGTCGTCTCCTCGTTTAGCGTGTTCACGGTCCGGTGCCTGGCGATCAAAGTCGCCCCGGTCGTCCCCCAGCCGATCCCGATTTCGTTCAGGTTGCCGGCGGCCGCGCCGGCTCCGAAGCGGTAGGTCCTCCGGCGCCAGCCGTAGTAGGGGACCGAGCCCTGGGCGCCGTAGTTGTCGGCGTGGATCGTGCTCGTCCCGGCGACATGAGCCCCCAGGGCGGTCTGGCCGGCCGTGGGCTGACTCGAATCGGTTCCGACCTGGCAGGAGCCCATCCATCCAGACTGGGTCGAGAGCTTGTTCAGCCCAGCGGTCAGGAGCTTGTTCGCGTTCTCGTCGGGGCCCTTCGCCTCGATCAAGCTCCGGCGGGTCCAGGGGAACTCCAGGACCGAGAGCCGGCCGGCGCCGTCGAGATCCGGGCGAAGCGGATCCAGGGTCTGGACGTCGATCCCCTGGAAGGCCTCGATCTTCGGGAAAAAGCCCTTCATCCCGAACTGGGTCCGGAGTTCGAGCGTGGTCATATCGTCGCCGCTCCTCTAAGTGTTGTGGGTCAGGGTCGCGGCCGAGCCGGTCACGGTGAAGGCGCCCGCGTTGCCCAGGAGGTCGGGCGTCCATCGGGTGATATACAGCCGGTGGCGGACGGTCATCACGTCCTTGTTGGTGAACGGAATCGGGTCGTCGGCCGCGACCGTTCCGAAACGGATAAAAACCCCGATTTTGGTTATGAAATTGTAAACGTAGACCTTCCGGATCGTCTCGCTCGCCAAAGCCGCGTCGACGGAATAGCCGCTGAGGATCTCGGTCCAGTATTCGCCCGGCGGGGCCACGTTTCCGGTTTGCGTGTAGCTGTAACTGCTAGAGCTGGTGACGTCGTCATAGTAGATAGGGTCGTCGAAGCGGGCGAGGCCCGGGTTCTGGAAACAACACCCGTAGGTGAAGCCCTGATCGGAGCCGGATAGTCCGCCGAGGGTCGCTTCCCAGTTGTAGGTAACAGGGCCGCCCCCAGTGTCGATGTCGACGGTCCCGGTCGCCGGCGTCGTGTCGAAATACCAAAAAGCTTTGTACCAGACGTCCAGAATATCGCCGGAGCCCTTGACGAACGGGGTCGGGAGGAGCTGGCGGGCTGAAAGGTTCGAGCTGTTCGGGCCGACCCCTAGCTCGGAGACTGTCCCGGCCGTTCCAGTTCCGAACCTGGCGTAGTTGCTATAACTTTGCCAGGGGACCGGGGCGCTCCATCCATAGGCCTCGATCCCCCCCCCGTTATATTCATTCCGAAGGGCCGCGCCGGCGATCTGACTCTCCAGGGCCGTGTCGCCCCATGTGGGGGGCGTGACTCCGGCGCCGATGTAACAAACGGCCGCCCATTCCCCGGGCCCCCTTTCGGCGAGATTATTCAGCCCCTGGTTGGTTATCAGGTTGTCAAAGTATCCGGTGTCGTGCTTGACCTCCAGGGTCTCGCCGTCGCGGAGGATCGCCCGGAACTGGCCCCGGATCCCGACCCCAGGGCCCGCCCTTTTCCCCACGATGTTAATGATCCTGTTCGCTTCCATCTTGTTCTCTCCTATCAGACCGCGGTCATCGAGCCGGTCGGGCCGCTAACGGTAAGGGCGAGCTTTTCGGGGACCATTTTCTGGGTCACGAGGACCCGATCCCAGAAGACCCCCCCGAAGCCGGCCGAGATCCCGATCGCCGGCGGGTCGGGGTAGATCCTGCTCGCGATGCTGGACCAGGTGAGCCCCCCGAAGCCGGCCGAGATCCCGATCGCCGGCGGGTCGGGGAATATCTCGAACCGAAGCTGATCCCAGTAGACCCCCCCGAAGCCGGCCGAGATCCCGATCGCCGCGGACGGGAGCAGGTTCATGTATCCGCTCGGGCCGGTTATTCCGAGCTCGATCAGGTCCTGGGCTTCCAGAGGGTAGGGCCGGCTCGTGACCTGATCCGGGCCGTCTATCTGGACCTCGACCCGATAGATCGGGATGGAGCTCCCGAAGTCTGTTATGTCGAAGTTATTCCAGACGATGTGAGCCGTCCCGCGAAAGGCCGGCGTAGTCCCGACCCCCCAGTGGGTCTCCAGTTCGGGATCCGGAAGCTGGTCCTCTCCGCCCAGGTAAAAGGTCAGGGCCTCGGCGTATTTTTGCGACTCGCTCCAGGGGATTTCCGGCGAGGGCCCGGCGTCATAAACGAGCTTGTCGTTCTGCCAGATCCGGAGGAAGGCCTTGATCGGAACCCCGACAAAGCCGATCGAATAGGTCCGGAGGCGTCTCGTGTTGACCGAAACGGTCCCGCCTCCTTTTCCGGAGCTGGTCTTCTCCTCGACCTCGACGACCGGGTTCTTGAGGAGGATATTCCCGGCCGTGTGAATTGTCCCCCAGCCGGTTACTCGGGCGACCCCGTCGCGGCCGGTCTGGACCGGAACCTCGCCAAGCTTCGGGCCCTTGACCTTCGGGGGGTCGATCGCCGAGCCGATAGCCGAGCCGATCGCGTACCCGAGTTGCGCCCCATACGGCCCGCCGAAATAGGCGCCGATTGCTCCGCCAACTACGCCTAGAGCTTGCTGGGCCATCTGTAAACCTCGCGGATCTGAGCCCGGCGCCTGGCGTCGATCCTTTGCAGGACGACCCGGCCGACCTCGGCGTAGCTATGAACGATCCCGAACCCGTAGGGGTGGGGGCAGACAATCCCGGCGTGACCGTCGCGGGGCTGGCCCGGGAGCTGTAGAACGACCAGGTCGTCGATCTCCAGATTGGCCCCGGCCGGCTTTGGCTCGCCCAGGTGATCGCGGAGGACCTGGCCCAGGAGCTGGGCGGTCGGCTCGCGCCCGTACAGGCGAACGTCGCGGACCTCCTCGCCGAGCTCGTGGGCGACGACGACCAGGAGGCCGACACAATCCAGGGCGACGGCCGGGTTCCGGCCCCGGTGCCGAAACGGAACCCCCAGGTAGCGCAGTGCTACCTGGTGAGGTCGCTCGTGGTCAGGGGATCTCAAAGGACGGCCCCGAATATGCAACGATTGGCCAGATCGCGCCCGGCATCATTTGGGCGGCCTGGTCGGTCACGGTCAGGAAGGGCTCGCCGCGGAACCAGATCCCGTTGTCCCAGATCCCGACGCAGTCCTCCAGGTATCGCTTCCGGCAGTCCGGCCGAATTTGGTAGCCGTCCCCGACCTGGATCGGGCTCGGGGTCTGAAACCGGAGCGTTATCAGGTCGCCGCTCACATCTTCGATCTCCGTCGTGAGTCCGGCATTGTCGCCGCTCGTGAACTTGACCAGGCCGGGAACGAAAGACGGGACCGGACCCAGGGGCCCGGTCGCGGCCGGGGTGGTCGTGGCCGTGAATATCCGATCCGGCTCGTCGACGTCGACCCCCAGGATCGTGTCAGAGCTCCAGAGGGTGGAGGCGTCGAACATGCAGGGCTGGGTCTGGTCGCCATCCAGGCTGCCGAACCTGGCCCGGCAGGTCGTGGAGTAGAGCCCGCCCCCTACGGTCTGCTTGAGAGTCTGTGAGAGCCCGCGGAGCTCGACAACTCCGGCGAGACCATCCATTGCCCGGACCGCGCCGGTCGTGCCGCTGAGGACGATCCAGGAGCCGGCCGCCAGGTCGCGGGCATTGACCCGATAAATGTAGAAGCGGGCGAAGTCCAGGGCGCCGGCCCGGATCGCGTTCTCGGTGAAGGGGGAGGCGTCGACGACGAGCATCTTCGCTTCCAGGTTGTCGACGTCGAGGGCCCCGGTCGTCGCCAGGGCGGAAGCGTCGAGACCGATCGCCGCGGAATAATTCAGGGGCCCGGCGCCGTCGTCGAAGGTGAGATCCTGGTCGGAGCTGGTGACTCCGAAGCTCGTCCCGTCCTTTGCGGTGATCTTGAGAAGATAGGCGAGCGTGGTCGCCCCGCTGTCCAGGTGCGCCTGGAGCCCGGCCGGGATTGTGCGATAAGCCGTGGCCATGTCAGGCGCCGAAGTCTTCGACCAGGGCGATGTCGGTCGAGTGCGCCCGCCAGTTCTGGAAGCTGAAAACCAGGGCGTCGTCGTCAAAGTGAACCGGCACGTCAAACTCCCCAGTGACCCGGATCGTCGCGCCGGCGGAGCTGGTGAAGGTCAGGACCCCGGTCTGATAATCGACCGCGAAAGCCAGCGGGACCGGCCCGCCCCCGGTGTCCTCGGTCACGGCAAGGGCGACCGCGTCCTCGGCGTAACCGTTCGCCTTGTTGTATTTCGTCGAGTCGACCGGCTTAGTGATCGGCCGGTTTACCGTTGTAATTCCGAACGTATAGGGCTTGACTATTTGCATGGTCTCGTCGACCCCGCCGATCGCGACCCCGATCGTGACATTCTCCAGGCGGTAGTCGCTCCAGTCTTTGAACCGAAAGGAGTCGAGGGGCCCGAGGCTGGCGACATAGGCCGCCAGGACGGCCGCGTGATCGACCTCGTCGATCTGGTCGAAGGGGGCAGAATACTTGTAGAGGGGCCGGAGCCGCTCGGCGTTCCGCCGCTCGTGGCCAGAACGAAGCCGGACCCGAGTCGTCTCGAAGGTCGGGCCGCCGCTGAAACCATAGGCGACCGCCTCTAGAAGTCGCTCATCTTGCCATGCCATCGGGTTCTCCTCGTTTCCGTTTCAGGCCGTGTTCGCCAAGATTGCCGGCCAGGTATCCGGCCAGGGCGCCCACCATGAGCTGGCCGGCAAGGTCTGGACTCAGGCCTCCGAACATTACGAGAACGATCAGGCCGATCTCGGCCAGGACAAAGGCCGCGAACTTTCGCCAGCCCTCCGGGGGTTGCCTGGTCATCCGTTCCGCGCCTCGGCTCGCCTCTGTACTTCTCCGAATGTCTTCGCGGCCTGGTCGATCGTCCGCCTGGGCGTGGTCTCCGGCACGGTGATGTTGACCGTCAGGTTCCGGTTGTTGGTCGTCGACGTCTCGCGGATCGGCTGGATCGTCCCACCCTCCTGTGGCGCCAGGAGGTAGTTCCGCCGGTTCACGCTGAGGAGCTCAGGCTGGCCGCTCTCCATGACCGGGTGAAGGCGCCCTGGGTAGACCGTCCCGCCCCCCTGGCGCCCGCCTCCAAAAAAGGACCCGATAACAGACCCCCAGTCGAAGCCTCCGCCCCCGCCTCCTCCTCCGGCCGTTCCGAAGGCGCCGAAAATCTTTTCAATGAGCTTCTCGGCCGCGAGCTCCAGGGCCCGCTGGCGGATCCGCTGGGCGAACTTGTCGAAGGCGTCCCCCATCGAGCCGACCCCGTCGCCAAAGTCGACGACCAGGTCGCGGACGGCTCCGCGGAACTCGTCCATCGCCTCGATCGCCTCCCGCTCCTGCTGCTGGGCCTCGATCAGTCGCTCGATCTCCTCGCGCTGGGCGACCGTAGCGTCGGCGCCGGCGTAGCGGAGGGCGATCATCTTCTCGCGATCCTTCTCGCTCGCCTTGAGTAGCTCGTTCTCGAACTGGAGGGCCGCGATCAGCTCCTGGGCGGGCGTGAGTCGGTTCCGCTCGGCCTCGGCCAGGGCCTCTATCTGTTCGATTTCCTGGGCGTGAAGCTCGGCCGCGTTCGCTCGTGCCTGGTTGAGTTGCTCCTGCTGCTCCGCGCTGATCTGTTTCGTCCCGATCAGGGTCTTCTCCCAGGCGTCGATCTCCTCCAGGGTCTGGCGGTATCGCAGATTCGCCTCGGCCGCCGGCCCGCCGAGCTCGGCCGTCGTCTCCTCGACGCTCTCTGCCAGGGCCCGGCCGGCCTCCTCGCCAGCCTTCCGAAGATCCCGGGTAAGGTCGGCCTGGAGCTTCGCGATCTTTTTCCTGGTGCTCTCGACGTCGAGAGTGATCGGCTCGATCTCGGGCTGACCCAGATCGACCGGGGCGTTCGCAATATCGCGGGCCGCCTGGTTCGGATCCGCCGGCTCCTCGAAATAGGTCCGGAGGTCCTCCAGTTTCCGCAGCTCCTCCTCGGCCTTGCGCCGGGCCTCCTCTATGTCATAGCCGAGAGCGTCCGCGATCGACTTAAAAAACCCCCCGGCGACCGGCAAAGAGAGGTTATAACGGAGCTCCTCGATGCGGGCGTCGATTGCCTCCAGGCTCCCAGTCGGCCCGGATCCGAGTCGGGCGAAGAACTCCCCGATCGAGGTCCCGAACTCGGCGAAGGCGCCGGCGCCCTTCGCGAGCCATCCGACGGTCGTCGCGATCGCCCCGGTTAGGTTCGCGAAGCCCTCCTTGATCGCGGGGCTCTGCAGGGTCTTCTCCAGGTCATTGAGGGCGGCCGTCGCGCCCCGCATCCCGGCGTCGCCGGACCGGCCTTCGAGGAGATCGCTGAAGGCGTTCCCGACCGCGTCGAGGGCCCCGCTGAAGGTGTTCCTGGCCGCCTCGGCCGCTCCGCCGAACTCGCTCTCCAGCTCGTCGAGGATCATAGCCTGAGCCTCGGCGACCCGGCCGGTCTCGGCGAGGCTCTTAATGACATCCTTCTGTTGTTCGGTAAACGTGACCCCGACCCGGCTCAGAGCGGTTAGGCCGGTGATCGGATCGTTGAGAGCCTTCCCGACCTGGACGACGGTCGACTTCAGGTCCTGGTCCATGACCTCGCTCATGTCCAGGACGGCCTTCGTGACTCTCGGGAAAACATCCCCCCCGATGTTTTTGAAGGTCGTTATCAGACCCTGGGCGCCTATGATCGCCTCGTCGCCGAACGTGGTCAGAGACTGGAGAGCGGCCGCCTGTCTCTGGAGCTGTTCGCTCGTCCCCTCCGAGAACCGGCCGGTCGCCTTGAGGGTCGCGTTTAATCTCGCGACCGCCTTCTCCTGGGCTTCGGTTTTTGCCAGGAAAGCCCGACCGAGAAGCCCGACCGAAAGCCCGGCTGCCAGGCGCCCGACGACCGACCCGAGCTTACTCGCCGATCGCTGAGCTCGCTCCGATCCGCGGACCATCTGACGGAGCTTGGTCGTTACTTTTTCGATCCCCCGAGTGTCGCCGCGGACCGTGATTGTGCCGACTTCGTTCGCCATGTTTGCCGTTTTCCTCTATAGGCCCTGTGAGCTCCTCAGAGAGCCCGTGTGCTCATATCGCCCCGAAGTGATACCAGTACAAGGGGCAGACCGAGTTATGCGATTTCTTTTGTTTTCAGTCGCTTAGATTGACCCCTGGCATGGACTATGCATAGGGCCGAAAATGGCCGATTTTCAGCCCCGGAAAGCCTGGTCGAGGTTCATCAAAAAGACCCCCTCCCAGCGTTCGACGTGAATCCCGGTGACCCTGCTCCAGGCCGCGATCTCGCGCCAGGTGATCGGGCTCGCGAGCTCGTTAAACCATCTCCAAAGATAAGCCAGCTCGGGGGGCTCGCCGGTCTCATGGCCGAGGAGGTCCTTCGGTATTTTTCCCGACCGTTTCCAGACCGCGATCAGCATCCGGCGGTAGGTGATTTTCGACCTCGGAGGGCGTCGATTCAGTCGGGCTTCTTTTCGGGCCCAGTCGACGAGCCGCCGCTGGGCATCATAAAAAAACGATCGCTTGAGCTCCTGGTGTCGATCTGGTCCGCGTGGTTCGGGTTGTCTTTGATCCAGGCGATCTTGTTTTCATCGGTCGGCTCCTCCGGCCAGCCGTCGCCGAAGGTCGGGCCGCCCCAGTCCAGGATCATCGAGGCATGGACCCGACGGATCAATTGACCCCGGAGCTCGTGGGAGAGCTCGCCGGTCGTGGCGAGGGCTTTCGTCCCCTCTCGTTCGGTATCGTCGAGAGTAAACCGGACCGGGTCGGCCCAGCGTGAGAGAACGACGACCCAGTCGTCGGTCTTGCGCCCGTACTCGTCCAGGAGGTAGAGCTTCGACCCCGAGGCGAGTCGCTCGGGGTCGAGTCTCATAGCCCGCCTGGGAGCGGCTCTCTCCTCTGTGCCGCTCATCAGACCGATCTCAGGAACCGGGCCGTGGTCCCGGTCAGGCCGTCATAGCCGGCCGCGATCGTGTAGGTCGGGAGGATCTCCTCCTGGCCGGCGACCGCCTTGTCCGCCTGGGTATAAATAACCGAGGGCAGGAATAGCCAGTAGCTCTGGGCGTCCTCGGTGAGCTGGACGATGTGATCGGTCGCGACCTCGCCGAGGTATTTCGCAAACAGAGCCCCATCCGGGAGGAGGGCCGTCATGGATCCTTCGCCCCGGAAAATCCCATTCCGGACACTGTAGGCCTCTCTCTGAAAGAGGACATTGATCGGGGCCATGTCGTTATTCAGGGTGACGTTGTAGTCGGTCAAATAATCGACCAGGCCGCCCCCTTCGGTGAACCCGCCCTGCGTCGTTACCATCATTTCGGAGGAGGTCGCCGGCGTGAAGGTCTCGTCGCCCGGGAACGTATAGGCCTCGGCCTTCTGGCCGATGACGTTGAAGGTTATCAGGGCCGCCGAGTCGATCGGGGCCGCGATGTTCATCGAGGAGATCCGACAATTCCGGTAGACGTAGTCCAGGCCGACGTCGCTGTGCCGCTCGACGATCGCGAAGGTCTTCACGGTCGACCCGACGTCGATCCAGTCGCCCAGGGTCTGGATCGTGACCGAATCCCCGGCCGCCTCGTCCACGATCGTGTCGCCGTAGGGGCTCTTGATCGTGATCGTGTTCGCGGTCGCGGTCTCGATGACCCCGTAGGCCAGGTTGTTTTCGGTCGGGTTGAGCGAGAACCCGGAGATCCTCACGAGCTGGCCAGGCGCGAAGGCGAAGCCCCCGCCGGAGTCGTTGAAGCTGTTGTCCGCGGCCGCCGCGGAGATCGTCGCGGCCGTGATCGTGACCTGGGTCTGCCAGGCCGCGGCCTGGAGGACGGCCTGGAGGAGGTCCTCGTGGGTTCCGAAGCTCGCCTCCCCGACAATTTCGCCGGTCACGCTATAGGTCCCCTGTCGGCTTACCGGCCGCTGGCGGGCGGGGTTGATTTCGTTCGAGTCGATCTGAGTCGTCTCGCGGCTCATCCCGTCGGAGTTGAACCTGATCGGCTTGAAGTTCGGGGCCGGGCTCGGGATCGCGCCGGTCCCATCCTCCTCGATGTAAAAGAGTTGGGTCCTCGACCCTGTAGCTACAGTTGGCATTTTGGTCTCCTAAATTGCGGGCCGGATCGTGAGGGCTTGCCACGAGATACTGACGGAGACCCGCGCCCAGCCGTCTATCTCGCGAATTGAGGAGCGGTCGACCTGGCGGACCTTGACACTCTGGCCGCCGCTCGCGAAGTCTTTCCCAGGGACGAAAAGGGCGAGGATCTGGTCGACGTAACCGAAGACCGTAGACGTCCCCGTCCCGGGTTTAGTGTTGAGGTCGACCTGGAGGACCCCCCGGAGCCGGTTCCAGCCTCCTACGCCAAGTGACGCGGTTTCAGTGGGCGCCGGGAGCTGGAAGGTGGCCGCCCAGTCGCTCCCATCCTCGGGCGGATCGAAGGGCTCGTTCGGCCAGGCGATCGGGAGGGCGCTCCCGCCCGGATCCGTCAGGGCCAGGCTCTGGAGGCCCTGGAGCAGGGCCGTGTCGATCGCTTGCGTCGTCATACTTTCCGCGCCTCCCTGGCCAGGATCGCCTGGGTCCTGGCCAGGCTGACCCGAACCATCCCTGCCGGCGCCTTGATCGAGCTGTGCCCGTCGAACTCGATCCGGGCCGCGTAGGGCATGTTGTTAGAAAAGAAATAGAGGTCCGGGTCGTCGATCGTGGTCACGAGCTCCAGGATCGCCGAGCCCTTCGATCGCTTGCCGGCCTGAGTTGCCGGCGGGCTCTGGACCGTCGTCTGCCATTCCCCCTGGAGGCGCCCAGTGTCGACCGGGGTCCGGCCGATTATCTCGGTAAAGGTCGAGATCAGGGTCGCGGCCGCGACCTTCTCGGCCCGCTGGCCCGTTCGTTTCGCGATCGCCCGCATCTGGGCGCCGAAGTCATAGCTGGCCACGTTCTAGCTCCTCACCTGGCATTCATAGCTCACGACGCCAGCTCCGAGCTCGATCGGCCGGAGGTTGACGATCCGGTAGACCTGGCCGCCTCGCAGGAGCTCGTCGCCCTTGCGGATTTCGTCGGTCGGCTTCCGGAGCGTGAGGATCGCCAGCTCGTCGCCGATCTCGATCGTCGAACCGGCCGGAGAGTTCCGCTCGTTTATCGCGTCCAGGTAGCCGTCGGCCTCCAGGAGCTCGATCGAGCTCGACGGGGATCCGCTGGGCCCGCCGCTCGTCGTCGTGATCCGTCGGATCGTCCAGGGGCGCCCGATCTCGGGATCTCCCAGGACCTCGCCGATCGCCTGGCGAACGTCATCGAGGAGGCTCATGGTTAAGCCCTCATAACCGGAATGTAAAATGGGCGGCCTTCGAGGTATCTCCGGAGCATGTTCCGGACGTCCTTCGGGACCTGGTCGAGAATATCGCCGGCGCCGGCTGGGTCGCGAAAAGTAACCTCGACCGACCCGGCCTTGACCTTCTCGAACTTGTCGCCGGCGGACGGCTCAGAGATCGCGGTTTCTTTGACCAGGGCGTGGGCGATCTCCGCCTGTGCGTCCTTGATGGTCGCCGGGATCGCGTCGCTGGCAAGGGTTCGCCCATCTTTCGTGACCGCGTTCGCCCTGGGCCATTGCAGAGCCTGGTCAGTGCTCGCGAGCTCGCCGATGAACTCCATCTGGTCGAGGACCTGGGTCGCCCACATCAGGGCGGCCTCCTTTTCAGCCTGGCCGAGCTGGTTCCAATGTTCGTCGGCGACGTGGAGCCGGCGAGCCAGGAGGTAGTCGTCGGCCTCTGCTACCGTCGCGTAGCTGTTGGCGCCGGCGTCGCCTGGCGTCGTGTTGAAGGTTGCCATGTCCGGAGTCCTGGGAGAGGGCCCCGGCCGGCGGACCGGCCGGGGCGTGGGGTGTTACTGGGAGGCGATGCAGATCCCCGCCCAGTCCTTGTAGCTCGACATGACCGTGTCCCAGTTGGTCGCGGTTTCGAGCGTCGCCGTGAGCGGGTTCGCTCCGCCGGCCGAGATGTCCCACTGGAACCCGCGGAGGCCGACGTTGTAAGCGTACTCGCCCTGGAGGCGTACGGTCAGGTTTTCGAGCCCGGTCACGAGCTCGCTCACCATGCTCTCCTCCTCGCTCGATTCGGCCACCAGGGCCCCCTCGGCGAGGCCGAGCGTGTAGTAGGTGTCCGGGGCGCCAGCGACGACCAAGCTCGGGGAGTCGGTCACGATAACCGGCCGGTTGAGGGTCGCCGGAGAGGCGGCCGCCAGGACCGAACCGGCGACGACGTCGCCCTGATTCGCTGGGTCGATCTGGTGCTGGATCAGGTCGAAGTAGGGCTTCGAGTGCATGACCCAGGCCCCGATCCGGCTGGAAGCGTCTCCGAACTTCGCGAGGCCGCTCACAAGGGCCGTGGTCGCAAGGGTGCCGGTTCCGGAGTAGTCGTAGAACACGGACGCCTCGGCCGCCAGGGCCGCCCGGCCCGCTCCGAGGATCGTGTTCAACATCTCGACCTCCATCCCCTTTGCGAACTGGGTCCCGATGAGGAAGCTCATGGACTCGGCGTTCGCCGTGAGCTGGATCTTGCGGAAAGCGTCCAGAGTCGACTCGACCGGCCCGACCTTGCGGTTGAGCTTGACCGAGATCAGCTCGGCCATTGTCAGAGCGAGAGAGGTCACGCCAGCGGTCGACGTGGTATCGCGCCGCGTGACCGCGTTCGCGATGTTCTGGAAAAAGCTCTCCTGGTGGTAGTCGCCGCGCCGGGAGATCGTCGAGAGGACGATAGCCCGGCCGGCTCCGTTGAAGAACCGAGACGCCTGGGTGAGTCTTTCGACGATCGCCCCGCGGATCTGGTCCTGATAAACGACGAAGTCGCTTGCCTTTCCGATTGCCATTGTTAGGGTCTCCTATTGGCTGTTTGCTACGAGTTGGTTCCATGCTGCGAGCCCGTTTTCCTTGATGTAGGCCGACTTCTGGTCGGTCGTCATCTTGGAGGGTTCGCTGGGTCGAGACCCGGCCCCGCCTGGTCCCCGTCCACCTTTGGCCCCGCCTCCGGTGGACTTACTCGCGACAATGATCGGTGCGTTCGCCGCCCTTGCCGCAATCTCTTTTCCGAGCTCCTCGATGGTTTTCGCCGAGGGCTTTCCGTCCTCGTCCAGGACGACGGTCGTCGGCTTGCCGTCCCGGATTTCGACGCCCAGTCGGTCGCGGATCTGAGGCAAAAGGAGCTCGGCGCTCCCCTCGATCGCGAGGCTGTTCGCCAGGCGTTCCGCGACGGTATCGCGGACCGATTGCCTGATCCAGCCGTCCCGCTCCTGGACCTGAGCCCCAAGCTCCGCCTCGCGGGCCTCGAACTTCTCCCGCCAGGATTTATCCAGGGCCTCTATGTCGCCCGCCTTGCGAGCGGCCTCGTCGGCCGCCTCGCGTCGCTTTTGTTGCTCGGTTTTTTTCTCGTCGAGGAGCTCGCCGATTTTCGCGTCCATCTTTCCGATCCGCTCCTCATATTGACCCAGGAGGCCCTGGGCCTTTTCCAGTTCGGCCGCCAGTTGCGCGACCTGGTCCGCGTCGCCCTGCTGACTCGCTCCCTGGCCGTTCTGGCCAGTGTCGCCCCCGGCGCCGGTTCCGGTTCCAGTTCCGGTCCCGTTCGAGTCGTCGTGTTGCTGTGCTTCTTGTTCCATCGGTATCTCCCAGAGATTGCAAAGCCGGCCCCGCCGGCGGGTTTAGCCTTCGAGAACCGGGACCCCGGCTTCGGTGAACCGGATCCCGGCCCGCTTGAAGGCGAGAGGTTCTAACCGCTCCATTTCGCGGAGGGTCAGGGGTTGAAAGTTCTCCGACCTTGTTAATTTCCGGAACGTCTCCGGGCTCAGGCCGCCCTGTCGGAGGAGGCGGCCCTTCATCGGCCCCAGAACCTTGTCCTGGAAAGCGGCCGGCTGGGTCTTGATCCACGAGAAGTATCCCTGCTTGGCGTCGACCGGCCCGAATTGGCTCGCCTGTTTCCGGCCCTCCTCCAGGAAGGCGAACCGCTCGTCAAGCTCGGCGACGATCGTCGACCGACAATTGACATGGGCGGGCGGTATCGGCCCGTCTCCGACCTTGAAGACCTCGCCGCTCAGGCCCATGCAGATCTCGCTCGTCCTGTTGTCCAGAGTCGAGAGCCAGCGGTAGCTCTTGACCAGGTCCCCGTTCGCTCGGAATGTTTCCAGCCGGGCGATGTGCGAAACATGCGAAACCGCGGTCCGCACCATTGCTTCACTCTGGCGTCGAACCTGGGCCAGGGTGCCATCCCGAAAGCCGAGGGCCTGGGTCCCGCGGATCGCCCTCGCGATCGCCGCGGACGGCTCGCCCTCGAAGGCGCCCCGCCGGATCCGACCGACGATCAGCTCGCGAGCTGATTCGCTCCATCCTTTGACGAACCCGTCCAGGAGCCGGCCGCCATGTATTCCCCGGACGCCCAGCGGGGCCGCCAGGGCGGACGCCAGGACCTTCTGAGGGGCCGGCACGACCGCCTCGAACCGGGGGTTCCTGATCGAGTTGTCCAGGCTCCGAGCCTCGAACCGCGCCTCGGCGCCGGCCAGCTCGCGGAGCTCGCCGCGGAACTCGGTCGCGAACCTGGCCAGGATCCCCCGAACCTGATCGTCGACGGCCGCCAGGAGCCGCTCCAGGCGGGCCCGGCCTATTTCGGTCACTTCGCCCTTCGAGAGCCGGAGCCGGATCGCCTGGTCGATCTCTTTCAGGAACGGGACCAGGCTCCGCGCCTGGCCGGCCTTGAGCTGTTCGAGGAACGTCGCGTGGCGTATCGTCGCGTCAAAGCCCGCCGGGCTGATTTCGGCCATTGTCAGGTCTCGGGCTCGGCCGGCTCCTGGCTAAATTCGCCGGCGTCCTGGCCGCCCTGGGCCTGGACAGGCGGAACGGGATCCGCGTCGTCGGGCTCCAGGTCCAGGCCTGGGCTCTCCAGCTCGATCTCGTCGGCCAGCTCCTCGTCGCTCTTGTTCGGGTCGATCACGCCAAGCTGGCGGAGAGCGGTCCAGAGATCAGAGCGGGGCAGGGCTTGAGATTGCCAGCCCTTAATCAGGGCCAGGACCAGAGCCGGATCCGCCGAAAGCCCGGTGAAGTCGGTCGGGATCGTGAAGGC